TGAGTCTATTCTACGGTGAATCTAGGCAAGCAACAAAACTACAACTAACATTACTCTTTCCTTTAAAACTACTTGTGACACTTGGAGGGCCAGAATATCTCCATTTCAAACTTGATCCAGACTCTTTTAAATAAGTCAAAAGGCTAGTGTCAGTCACACCTGAAGTCGCATAACCACGGTTAAAAGTAACGTAATTCCAATCAGAATTTACGTTTTCATAGTTAGCCAAAATCAAAGCAGCATCAGCATCAGAAATATTAGAAAAACCTAATTGCAATGTGGCATTTACTCGTTTGTTACCGTAACGCAAATGTGTCTTTGTACCATCTAACGATTCAAAATCTGTACTTGGATACGTTCCAGGGGAATAACTTCTGGAAGTTGGTTTAATAGTAGGAAATTGTTTTTCTATTGCCATTGTTTTTTAAGCGAAAGCGAAACGTGAGCCGTCATTCCACCCTTGCAATATAGCTAACTTTCCATCTTTTCCATTGGCATCTATATCAATTAACGGTACATGTGATCCTGATAATTCAATCAACCCATCATCTCCAAAGGTAATACTTTCAACCTTATAACATTGATTAGTTTTATTATCTTCTTGAATTGTAAATAACGAACCAGCGTAAGCCGCTAATGCACTTGAGCTATTGAAATTTACATTCGTAGCAAAATCAACTTCTGTTTTGTTGGAGTTCCAATAATAAATATCATGTGTACCTGTAATCGTATCTTTACTTACGACTTTTCCTCCATCAAGAATTGCTCCGTTATTAAATCTACTTGTATGCTGTGTTGTTGAGAATACTCTTATGTAATCTCCTGGTCGTAATCCTTCTATGTAATGAGGAGCTGTTTTAAACGTAATTAGATGTGTTGTCTTTTCTCTAACACTTAAAACATATTTACCAAAAGTTCTAGCGTGTTGTTCACTCGTACAGAAACCACTTAGATCAAAAGTCTCAACAGGATCATCCTTGTGCTTAGTTCCAGCTAATTTAACTACAATTGATTTTGTTTCTGTAAAACCATTTACTTTTTCTTTTCTATATAAAACATTTGCTTGAAATGTCTGTCTATCTTCTGGAGCAAGATAAGAAACATTTAAGTCATTAATATTTCCATCAGTAAATAATGCACTAATTTTAATAGCTTGATCTGGCTCGATTTCATAACTACCTGCTTTATAAGGAACAGAAGGTTTAAGACTAAATTTGCCTCCAATAATTGTAAAATCTAATAAACAGTAAGTCGCTTGTTCAAATATAAATTCTCTTAAATTAACCTTATTTGAAATCATACCGTCCCAAAAGAATTTATTTGCCTTACAAAAATGTGCCGCAAGTTTCATATCTACATCATTTACAGACTTTGTATTAATTATTTCTCCAGCCCCTAATGTTTTATCTGTTAATAACGCATAAGCAATATCTGGAAATAAATGTGTTGGGCCATCTGAATTTTCTATTAAACGATGAACTTTTATTCCTTTTTTAATGTAAGCAGAAAATTGGCTAAAGTTTGTCCACTCTTTTGAACTATCAATTTGCAATGCTGCATAAGCTAAATCGTTATAAGTAGAACTGGTATCTTTTACTATTTCATTACAATAAACAATTTCATGCTCTGGCCCGTCTAAATGACTTGATTGATCTCCATTAAACAACCAATAATCAGCAGCAGCATCATAAGGATTTAACTCTATATCTTCAACAAATTCACGCCTAAATCCTTCAACGGTAACTGTAAATTCTTGAGCTGGAAGAACAACATCTGATTCATCATCATCTGGATCAATATCAACTCTTGGAATGATAACTATATCGTTGTTTTGATAACCAGACCCCGTACCTGCGATATAAGACCACTCAGCGTAAGTCTGCCTTGTACCACGGCTATACCAAAGGTTTAAAATGACTTGTGCTCCGCTACCACTTGTATCTTCGTCTCCTCCTAAAGTAACTGTTTGTGGATAAGCAGTTCCATCATCTAACACTACTTGAGCAGATTCAACTTCTAAAGTTTCTTGTTGACGCACATAATATAAATCTGGTCTTCCCTTTGGATAACCCGTAACAATAGGATGTCCGTAACCTGGATCACTAGAATCCTGTCCTGAACCAGGGATGCTTGGATCAATAATTGGATACATTTTTCCACCCAAGCCATTTTCTTGTTGTGTATAGTGAAATTCGACTCCTGTTACAGTTTTTCCTCCGCCAAAAACAGCAGGTACATCTTCTTCGTTATACGCACCAACAACAACATTTCCCCATGCAGGGCCAGACTTTTGATCCCTATTATCTGGGGCGTGGTCAGGATGGATATATAAATTAAATAGTAATGATGTTCCTGCTCTTAAAATTAAAGTATCATTTGGTCCTTGGAAAGTAACGGTGCTATAAGATCCTGAGTTTCCTGCTCTATAAACACTTGTACCATTAGCTGCATTAAATCTTGTCCATTGAGTTTGACTTTCTCCCGTATATTTAAGATTAGGAGCAGTGCTATTACTACTGTATTGACCAACTGGAACATTTTCTCCTGTTGAATTTATATTTTTTATAAAACCTACTGTTGATATTCTTGATGTAGAACCAGTATAAGCAGGATCATTTGGATTACTTATATCTGAAGTACCTAAATTCCATTCTGGATTACTTAAATCTTCTTTCGTTAAGTTTAATTCTCTATTCCCTGCAAATTTAACAAAAACATTACTTATAGTAGAAGTAAAACTTTTTATATCTGTGTCATCAATAGCATTGTTTGAATTTAAAAGATTAACTTTTATACTGTTATTACTAATGACCGTTTTAATAACATCAGCCCCAGACCAAGGGATAAATCTGTATTCATGTTGTACTTTAGGATGTTCAATTCTTATATAATTGTATTGAGATTCAGGACTACTTCCTCTAATA